GTTGCCGCACAACACTCAGCCCGTCGGACATGAGCGAGTGAGCAAGGACGGTTACATCTACATCAAGGTGAGCATGACGGAGAAGATGGTATTGAAACACCGCTATATCTGGGAGCAAGCCAACGGCCCCGTACCCGACGGGCATTGCGTCGCCTTCCGTGATGGCAATCGTCAGAACTGCGACCTCTCCAATCTCTATCTGCTGAGCCGTGGCGACAATGCGCGTCGCCGTACTCAGGAAGAAACGCCCGAACAGCGGCGCATCCGTGTGGAACGCTGTCAGGCTTCGCGTAACAAATCAATCCGACGGGACAAGATTCGCCTACATTGGGGACTTGAACCGTATAGTACATTAGTTAAAAGGTGGTGATTATGACAACAAAGGAGAGAAAGAAGATTGAGCCAATCATTGAAAGTACACGATGGAAGCTGAAAGAAGCAGGCTATCTGGGCGCACTTGTCATTGGCAAGGATGCGGCAGAACTTCGGGAGTGTATCAAGAATACATTCATTGGACTGCTGGCAGACGCGGACATCGAGGAAGTGAAAAAGGCTGTTGAATGGATAGACTACCTACAATTCACTCGGGAGAAGGACAAGCCAAAGCCTGAGCCTGTTCAACTCTATTTATTCTGAGGATGTAAGAAATAAAGAAAGTCCTTCAGCGGAAGGCGCTATACAAACAATTTGTTGAACAACCCCAAAACGCATGCTAAAGGACATGCGCCGTGAGAGTCGGCAACCAGTGAGATATGAAAAAACAAGTGATTAACCCAGTAATTCTCGTTTCTATGTAGCTACAGCACTGCGCTGCACTCATGGGAGAAGGAATGAAGATGGTGTCATCGGTTTTAGATGTCGGAGCTGTGCAAGAGTAGTTGGCTGGGAGCATCTGAAAGGATGCAAGCAGGCGGCAGTGTTAACGGGAGCTTGACAATGTGTTGTTGTGTAGTTCATATTTTGGTGTTTTTTAGGTTTTCAATGACGGGCGTAGTGATATGCCCGTCAGAAAAACGGGAGCCGTACCATTATCGGTGCGCCTCCCGTTCTTCATTCATTCGTAATCGGCCTACGGCTCGGTGACGGCATTCTCGTCGTCGCCCTCGGGGTTGTAGTTCCCGTCGCCTATGTACTTGTCGGCCTCCTTGAACCTGGCATCCTCGTAGAGGTTGCGAGCACGGAACCGGCGTCCGAGGTAGAGGTTCATGTGAACCGAGTCGATGCTGTCGGCGGTGAACTTGTCGGCGCTCTCCTCGCCTCCCTTCTTGCATCCGAGTCCGAGGGCGAAGATGCCCAGCTCGTCGAGGCGCACGGCCTTGCCCTCGAGCAGCAGCTCGCGGAGGCAAATCTCCATCTCGATGAGTACGCCACGGATGGTGGCCTCGGAGAAAACGCAGTGGTGCTTTGCCATGTGCTCGATGAACTCGTCGAACTCCATCAGCTCGTGCACCGCACGGGCGAACCACATGCCGTAGACGCGGCTTGCGGTGTTTTTCATTTTGTACTTCTTGTACTTGATCATAGCGGTAATTAAATTATTAGGGTTGTGTGGCACTATTGCCAAAAGGCGAAGTCAGGCTGCACCTCAGCATAAAGCGAGCTTTCTGCGTTCGGTTTGCACTGACATTGCCGCTGCAAAGGTACATATTCGCGGCGTCACGAAAATGGTTCCGTCGCCCTCTGTGCGGTTTTATCCTGTTTACTGCGGTAATTCCTGCTTTTGTCATACAGGAAATTCGTATCTTTGCATCCTGTTAGCGCGCCGTCAGCATGGAATTCATTGTGAGAGAGTACGGAAGGACTGAGCTTGCCCAGGCGTATTGCCCCGACATAGCCCCCGAGTCCGCTTGGAAGAAGTTCAAGCGGTGGATGTCGGACTACCCCGGCCTGATGGACGGCTTGCGCTCCATCTGCTACACCTCGCGCTCCCGCAGTTTCACGCCCCGTCAGGTGCGCCTTATCGTTGACTGTCTGGGCGCTCCCACCGATTAACAATTTTTCTGATAGGGAAACCGCCCGTTTCCAGCATGATAACCGGGCGTTATCAGTATGGTAATTTCCCGATACTGACTGGGCCATGAAGTGCCATCTGCATGAAAAGCGGTATTTGGTGCTTAATAAATAGCATGAATTTGTCGGCAAAATTCTATGTAAACCACAAACTGACAAATAATTACATAATTTTAGCATGCTTTTTAGGCACCTTTTCAGAATTTTGCTTATCTTTGTAGCCGATAACCGAAAGTGACAAGCAAAAATGGCCAACAACAACGAAGCAACCATTGAGGAACGTGTGAGAAAGGAGAAGAGCGCCTTTCTCGAGGCGCTTGACCGCACGAAAGGCATTGTGCGCCCCGCCTGCCGTCAGGCTGGTGTGTCGCGCAGCACCTTCTACCGCTGGTACGACGAGGACGCCGACTTCCGCGACAAGGTGGACGACGTGAAGGAGCTGCAGAAGGACTTCGCCGAGTCGCTTATCCTGAAGAAGATTGAGGAAGAGGACACCACCATGCTCATTTTCTACGCCAAGACCCAGATGAAGGACAGGGGCTACACCACCCGTACCGAGGTGGTGGGCAAGGACGGCGAGTCGCTGGTGCCCAAGCAGAAAATCGACTTAGGCCAGCTTACGGAAGAGCAGCGCGAGGTGCTGCTCACCATAGGACTCGACCTTGTTAACAGGAAGGAATGAGCATAGACTATTCGGAGCTGGCAATCGCCGTGGTGGCTGACGAGTGCAGGAAGAGCTTCTTCTTCTTCGTCAAGACCTTCTGGGACGTCATCATCAAGGAGGCGCCGGTGTACAACTGGCACATCCCTTTCCTTTGTGATGAGTTGCAGAAGCTCTCGGTGTCTGTCGTTGAGCGCAGTCCGAAGCCCTACGACCTCATTATCAACATACCGCCCGGCACCACCAAGTCGACCATCGTGACCGTGATGTGGCCCGTATGGCTGTGGACGCAAGACCCCAGCCTCCGCATCATCACCAACTCCTACTCGTCAGCGCTCAGCATTGACCACGCCACCAAGTCGAAGGACATCATCGAGAGCGACAAGTTCCGCAAGCTGTTCCCCGAGATAAGGATACGCCGCGACAAGAGCGGCAAGCAGAACTACGAGAACACCGAGACCGGCTACCGCTACGCCACATCGACGGGAGCCACCATTACCGGCTTCCATGCTCACGTTATCATCAATGACGACCCCGTAAACCCGAAGCAGGCCGAATCCGAGCAGATGCGCGCCGCCGCCAACGAGCACACCAAGACGCTTTCATCCCGTAAGGTTGACAAGGCCAACACGCCCGTTGTCACCATCATGCAGCGGCTCCATGAGGAAGACGTGACGGGCTACCTGCTGAAGAAGAAGGGCGGCAACATACGTCACATCTGCCTGCCCGCCGAGCTGTCGGACAACGTGCGGCCCGCCGAGCTTCGCGAGAGGTACGTTGACGGGCTGCTGGACCCCGTGCGCCTGTCCCGGCGCGTGCTCGACGAGGCCAGGACCGACCTCGGCAGCCGTGGCTACGCCGGTCAGTACGAGCAGAGGCCGACGGCCGCCGGAGGCAACATCATCAAGGAGAAATGGTTCCGGCGCATCACGAAGGCCGACTACCACGCCCTGCATTTCCGCGAGCCGGTGCACTTCTTCCTCGACACCGCCTACAACAAGAAGCAGAAGAAGAGCGACAACGACCCCAGCGGCATCATCGGCGCCTGCAAGATACGCAACAACATCTACATCACCTGCGCGCAGAAGGTGTACAAGGAGTTTCCAGACCTCATACGGTACCTGCCCGACTTCATGGCCGCCAACGATGCCGGCGAGGAGAGCACGCTGCGCATCGAGCCGAAGGCCAACGGCGTGAGCGTCTGCCAGCAGCTGCAGGAGACCAGCTCGCTCAACGTCACCTACACGCCGTCGCCCACCGACCCGAAGGACACGCGCCTCTACGCCGTGGCCCCGAAGATAGAGTGCGGCCGCGTGTACCTGGTGGACGGCGACTGGAACGAGGAGTTCATAGACGAGGTATGCGGATTCCCCGCCAAGGCCCATGACGAGTATGTCGACATACTCGGCTACGCCATCAACTACTTCGTCGAGGACAGCTTCGAGGTGCCCGAGTACGCCGGTTCCATGTTAGCAATATAGTAGTAAGCAATAATAGTACAGTTATGTCAATCATCAATTCGATCACCAATCTGTTCAATGCCACCGTAGGCAGGAACCAGGACTTTGAGCAGCTTATAGCCGCCAAAGACATCACCCGAGTTATGAGTCTGATGGACTCCCACCAGTTAGAGGCCGAGGAGGCCATGAAGGAGTACGACCCGAAGACGCACCTCATCATGGAGCGCAAGGACAAGGTGCTGAAAGACCTCGCGGGCAGGCGCAAGGGCACGCTGACGCGCTGGAAGCTGCCCGTCGGCTACCCCGTGTACATCAACGAGATCTCGCTTGTGTTCCTCTTCGGTCAGCCCGTGAAGTGGAAGCAGAAGAGCGAGGGCACCGACGAGGGATTCCAGGCATACACCGACCTGCTGAAGAGGATGCACTTCAACAGCAAGATACGCCAGTGCAAGCGTCTGGCCGGAAGCGAGACGGAGTCGGCCATGCTCTTCCGCGTGTACCGCAACAGCCGGAACGAGCCTGACTGCCAGATACGTGTCCTGGCACGCTCCAAGGGCGACGAGATTTACACCCGCTGGGACGTGTACGAGAACCTTATCACCTTCGCCTGGGGCCACTACTCGAAGGACGCGGCCGGGAAGACCGCCTATCACCTCGACATCTTCACGGACGATACCATCTACCATTGCCAGCGCGGAACGTTCGGATGGGAGGTTGAGGAAGAGGATAACCCCATAGGGAAAATCCCCGTCATCTACTTCAAGCAGAAGAAGGAATGGGACGGTGTCGAGGAACTGATCAACCGCGAGGAATACGTGGCCTCACGCCGTGCCGACACCAACGACTATTTCAGCGACCCGTATCTGGTACTGAAAGCAGCCCTCTTGAAGTCCATGCCTGACAAGGAGGTGGAGAACAAAACCCTTGTGGCCAGCGACAACGTGGAGGACGTC